TCAGGAAAATTTTTTATCAATTTCCCGTGCGGCGTTTTCCAACGCCGTGCAGGTGAATTTTTCAAATTCGCCGTTATCCACAAGCTGTGCCAAATCGGGGTCTATCGGCAGCTCCGCCAAAAGCGGGAGTCCCAGCTCATCGGCAACGGCACCGCTGCCCTTGCCGAAAAGGCGCAGCTTTTTGCCGCAATCCGGGCAAACGGCGTAGCTCATATTTTCAATAAGCCCCAAAACCGGAATATCCATCATTTTTGCCATATTATATGCCTTTCGCACTATGAGGGACACCAGGTCCTGCGGCGAGGTTACAATAACCGCGCCGTCAATCGGAATTGACTGGAATACCGTAAGCGGAACATCTCCCGTTCCGGGCGGGCAGTCAATTATAAGGTAATCAAGGTCACCCCACACAACATCGTGCCAGAACTGCTTTACCGCACCCGCAATTACCGGTCCGCGCCAGAGCACCGGCATATCGCCCTCCTCAAGCAGCAGATTTATTGACATTACTTTAATGCCGGTTTCGGTTTCGGCAGGCAAAATGCCTATTTCGTTCTGATATGCGCGCGAACGTATTCCGAAGGTTTTGGGTATTGAGGGTCCGGTAATATCCGCGTCAAGTATACCCACAGTATGACCCATTCTTTTAAGCAGCACTGCCAGCATTGAAGCGGTCATTGATTTCCCAACGCCGCCCTTACCGCTTACAACCGCCAGAACGTGCTTTATATTATTATATTCTCCGGTAGGCTCTATAAGGCTTGCCCCCTCGCGCGAGGCGCAGTTTTCGCCGCAGGATGAGCAGTTGCCCGAGCAACCTGTGTTTTTTTCTTCAGACATTTATTTTCCTCCGTTACTTAAATCAATTAAATTATAATTAAGTATATCACAATTACTCCGCTTTATCAAGTGGTCGCGGGGCAATGCTTGAATATTCGTTTTTAATTTTCCCTAAAACAGAAGAAAAAAGCCTTGATTATTTTTTAAAACTGTGTTATAATAGAATTTGCTGTAAAATACAGTATATATTTGCGCTGATAGCTCAGCTGGATAGAGCATCTGCCTTCTAAGCAGAGGGTCGGGGGTTCGAGTCCCTTTCAGCGCGCCAGTTGTGAAAAGTCGCTTAACGGCGGCTTTTCCTTTATTCATGCGGGTTTCGGGCTTTTCCCGTTATTCTTTTTAAGTCTGAAAAAATGTCTTTTTTGCGTAAATTATTCGCAAAAAGTCACACGAAAAGTCACACGAAAATCACACGCTAATAATAAAACGCCTATCGCAAGGTTTTTAATTCCTGCGACAGGCGTTGTTTTTATGCTTGATATTATTCCTTAACCTCCGGCAGACCAGCAACCGATGTTAAAATTGAAAGCAGACCCGCAAGTAAAGAGGCGGATATAACCACCTTCCAATCAACCTGCGAAAGCATTGCCGATGTGCCTATTGTGGCGGCGGCAGTCTGCGCTACTGTCTTAACCGCGCGTATACCGGCAGCCTTAGTCCATTTTTCAAACCTCTTATCCATAATCTCACCCCCCTATACTCCCAAAATCTTTTTCCAGGTGTTTATACCCACGCAGCCGTCAACCGCAAGCCTGTTAGCCTTTTGGAAATTGCGCACCGCCCTGTCGGTATCCTTGCCGAACATTCCGTCAGCCTTTACGCCCACCTTGCGCTGCACTATTTTTGTAAGGCTGCAGTTTGTGTATGTAAACCTCTTTTTGCATACGGCAACTTTAGCTACGCTCTCGCACTCTGCGCCCCATACGCCGTCGGCGCCGTATTTCGGGAATTTAAAGCCGTCCGCAATAGCAGCGGTCTGCCATTCCTTAACGGCGGTGTTTTTATTGCTCGGCTTAGGTGCGGGTTTCGGTTTCGGTGCGGGCTTAGGCTGCTCGGCGGTGAATATGCTGTTATACATTATATTCATATCCACATTGCCGATTATGCCGTCTATGCGCCCTTTTGAGGTATGCTGCCATATATCATAGGTACGGTTGAAATTATTTACCTTGGCGCCGTATTCGGCTACCCACTTGCTGATACTGTCATACCATTTGTCGGTCATCTTCTCGTTCCAAAACGCCGAGCGACTGGAGTATATGCCCATTTTATAGCCGAGGGCGTTAAGCTGCTTATTAAACTCCTGCATAATGCCGAGCATATCCGCGTTTGAAATGGCGCGCCATTCAAGACCCCTTGTATTTTCTACGTCTATGTATACGGGTGTGTTTATTTTCTTGCCGTTAAGCAGCCTTTTTATATGCGCAATTTCCTTTGCAACCTTTGCTTTATTCACGGCATATGAGAAGAAATATACCGCGAACGGTATGCCCAGCCTCACGCACTCGGCATAGTTCCGCTCAAACTGCTTATCGTCCTGCGAGGGTATGTCGTCACCCAGCCCCATACGCAGTATTGCAAAATCTATTTGCGGTTTCACCCTTTCCCAGTTTATCCTGCCTTGATAATGTGATACGTCTATTCCTTTTGCTGACATTTTTATTACCTCCGTTATATTTTGTTTTTAATATCGCGTATGTCGTGCTCCGCTTCGGTCATCCTGCCCTCAAGCTTATATGTGCGCTCCATTACGCTGTTGTGCTTTTCGACCTTTTTTTCAAGCTGTGAAAGGCGATATGTAGTAAGGCGGTTTGCCGCCATTATGCCCCCGAACGTGCCTATAAGCGTTCCGGTGAGAGATACAAGCGAAACTATTACTGTACTGTTCATTATTTCGCCTCGCTTTCATTCGGCGTTGTTTCGTTTTCTGTTGGGTATTGCGCTTCAATGGCGGTCTGTATCTCGGCAAGGTCGTCCTCGGTAAGTACGCCCTTTTCGTTCCACCCTGCGGCATTTAGGATTATCTGATAATCCGACATTTTCCCGACCGCTCTTAAAAAGCCTGTTTTTACAAAATTTCTTAAACTGAACATATTATGTATTTCCTCCCATAGATAATATTGCTTGCTGTAATTCGGCAAATGCCTTGTTTATATCTCTGTTATATTCCGCTTCGATTATTGCTCCCTCGGTATCGGTCATAAGCGTTGTGGTGGGATAAAGACTTTTTACGCCCGACACTGTACCGTCAGCGGCTGGAGTGTATTCTGTCGGCGTTTTATACGGTTCGTATTCGGTGGCGGTTGAACCGAGTTCAAGCTGTGCATTTTCAAATGTCATAGTTACTCCAACTGGAGCATTGTATGGAGCGTAAAAATTCAATAAATATGTTTTACTTTCTGTTATTGTAAAGCTACTGTCGATAGTGCCTTTATAAGCGTTATTTATAATAAATTTTTTATTTTCATTATCATATACACCCCAACCGCCTTTATAACTTGTATCTGAACAAGCTACAGTGCCACTACAATAATAAGTCCCTGCAAGTAAAAAAACATCGCTTCCCACATTCGTTGTTTTTGATGTTGTAGTAGTTTTAAAAGTAAATCCATTAGTTGTTTGAGTTAATTCTGCTACACTTGTGCCAGCTGTTAAAGTAGATTTATCGAATAAATTCTTCCCACACCTTGTTACGGTAACGCTTGTTAAATCTGAAATGAAGGGGATGTATGCAGTAGCGGTTGTGCCGAGTTCCAACTGGGGCTTTAAAGTGCCGCTTACAGTTCGGTTTGCCGGAATAACAAGATAACAATTTGTATTGTTTACGTCTTTTGTCGGAGTAAATGTTGCGGAAGTGTCTGTTAATAACGGTATATAAGCAGACTGTCCTTGCGTTGAGTCGTAAATATAGAATGTAGCACTGCCTCCGAAAGAATAATTTCCGCTTGCAGATAAAGTATAAGTTACCCCTTGTTTTAAGTTCATAGCTTTGTAAACAAAATAAAATGTTGCTTGACCGGTCGAAGTTCCGCTAAAACTTATACTGCCGTCTGCATTAACCGTAAAAGTAATTCCGTTGAGTGTTTTTGTTTTATCAGAGTAGGGGTACGGTATTAAATTTTTACTGCTCACCTTAACCCCGAGTGTGTGCTCGTTCGGGGAGATATCGGGTAGGCTTACAATTTGACCTGTTGCGTTACCTTTTAAAGCGTTGGCACAAGCGGTATTCATTTGCAGGGTATTTACATCCCCCGGGTCGCCTTTATCTCCCTTCTCGCCTTTATCCCCTTTGGCACCCTTAAGCGCCGCGAGCTGTTCGGCAGTGAAATCCTCGTAGGTGAAAGCGTCGCCTTTATCGCCCTTGTCCCCCTTGGCTCCTGTCGCACCTGTGGCGCCGGTGGCTCCGGTTTCGCCTTTATCACCTTTGTTGCCCTTTGGACCTTTTTTAAACGGTAACAATTTCCACGGCGTAACCCCGTCACCAACTTTAAGCCAGTTTTCGTCTGTACTGTCGGCTATTATGCCGAATTCGCCGTCGCACATTATAGGGTTGTTTGTATTCCAGTTTTCGGCAGTATCTCTCCGTGCTTGAAAATGGAAACCTTCAAGATATATTTTTGACATTTATCGTTCCTCCTTACGCCGTTCTGCGCCACACATATGCACCGTAATAAGGCGGCATATTATTGTGGGCTTGACCGCCGCCGACAGCACTACTATTATAATTTTGGGCGGAAACAAAATCTCTATATGACCCTGTTTTAGTGCCTGTCTGCCCAATAGTTCCGGTATTACCACCCGGGGACATAACTTGCACCCACTGGTTTGGAGCGTGAACGTGGCTTGGCATTTCATCAGTAGTTAGTGTGTGCGTTTTTTCGCCGCCTGTAACGCCTGCCGTTTCGCCGTCGTCAATGCCCCATATAAACGCACCCTTTATGCGCTCCCATGTGCCGCCGTAAAGCGTTGCCGGATCTACGTTCTCGGTGCTTGCAAAAAAACTGCCTACTGGGTGGTCTCTTTCGTTTTTCTCGGCAATAGCGGCGGTGACTGCCGAAGAGATAAGAGCGCTTAACCCCTTGAACTTCAAAGCCACCGCTTTATTCTCAATCGGGTTCTCGCTGCTTTCTGATAATTCACTGTCAACCACAAGTTCAACCTTTGCGTGCCCGGATGAATTACCTCCGTTAAAAAAGAACTCGCTGCCGCTTTCGAGTGCCCGCTGTGCCACTTCGGTTTTACCTTGCGCTGTTTTTGCCGCCGAAGCCGAAGCCGCAGCGCTTTCCGCCGAATTCTTCGCAACCTCCGCGAGCGTGGAAAAGCTTTCACGCTCCTCGCCATTATCGCTCCCCGCAGGCGGAATGCTTTCAAACCGCAGCTTTGCGGGATATGAAAGCAACTCAAGCTCGGTTTTGTTATCGCTGTTGTATACCGAAACAATCAGGTATACCACCGCCCTGCCGCCGTGCCGTGTGAGATTTTCGCCGATGTCAAAGCTCACTGTCGGGCTTTCAAGCGCCTTTGTGTCGCTTCGCACCGTGCCGCCTACACTGTCGTAGCAATCAAAGCGGTATACAAGGCTGTTTCCGCCTTTTTCGGTCAGCAGCTTTGCATACAGCTTGTCATCGATATTGAAAACAAGCTGCGTTGCGCCGTGCTCGCTCTGTATGCCTGCCCGCTGCTCGGTTGCTGGTGTTATTCCGTCCTCCTTTACCGTAAATTCAAATTTTCTGACCGCCATTATATGGACCTCCTTTTAATAATTGTTCTCAAGCAAATATCGCCTTATCTGCCGCCGCGTTTTTTCGTCAATATCCATATTGTTAAGTGCTTCCTTTTTCTCTGTTTTTGAAACGCCGCCTGATCCGTCTGTATCGACGTACTTCGCCGAAGCAGATAATTTATACAGCAGATATTTGTGTAAATCAATTCCGATAGACTGCAAATAGGCATATTGTGCTATCTCGAAGCCGTCCTTTATTTGCTTTTCGGTTTTCCCGCTTTTAAGCATTTCGGCTCTAAGCGCCTTATATCCGGCTTTGTCGGTACAAAAAAGCTTGTAAAGCCGCTCATACTCGGTAGGCTTATGCTCTTGCGCATTAACCATTTTTTCTTTAGCAAGCGCGGTTGTTATATCTTTTCCGAGCTTTTCTTTATCATCTGCCGAAAGAGATTTATATGTACCGCTTTTTTTGAGTTCTTTTAAATAGCCGTCAGCCTGCTTTTTAACAGATTTATCATCCTTGAATTGTTTAAGAACCCCGGTGCGTATATCCGAATCCTCAGTGCCGTCCTTTGTCAGTCTGTCATAGCTTTTTTGATATGTCTTTTCATCGCCTTTTTTAAGCGCTTTTGCCATACGGTCGTATTCGCCCGATTTGGAATAATCAAAGAGATCTATGTGCCACGGCTTTAATATGTTGTTTTCGCTGATACCCTCAAGCATACTCACCTTAATGCCGTCTGCGGTGGTTTCCTCGCCCAAATGGAATTCCACCTTTTTATTCCCGTTTTCGTCCGTTATATCGTCGAAAGCAAAATTCCAAAGCGTTCGTACTATCGCCTCGGCATCACGCAAAACATTTTTAAGCGGAACACCGAATACATTTGCAACCGCCTCGGCTAATTTGCGCGTCTTTTCAGCCGGTGTTTTGGAATTGCTGCCCGTCGCTTTAACCGCCTCTATAAGGTCGCCGAATACTGCGGTATCCTGCCGCTCCACATTGTAACCGTCGTATATGGATTTCAAATCGCGTATGTACGGTATTTTTGAGAAAATACTGATATTGCCGAGTGAATTTGAAACAAGATCCCCGAGATATTTCTCGGCAAAGCTCTTATCTTCGTCATCGTCCCTTCCTGCGGTGGCAATTGATTGCAGAGCGGAATTTATGATGTCTGCCACAAGCACGGACATAACCGTGCGGGCAAGCTTTTTGCCGCTTGCCTTTCCGCTCTTAAAGTCGATATAGGAATCCATCAGCATATTGACCGCGAGCGTAGGTTCCGCCGCAAAGGAAGTAATTGCGCCCAATAAGCCCTTGCTGCGCATATTCTGACTTTTAACCAAAATAGAATCATATACCTGTGTTTTGTTCACAAGCTGCGTAAACCGTTCCCCGGCTTTGGTTAAAAATTCATCGCTGCCGACCTTTAAATCTGTTGTGTCTGCTGTCTCTGCCTTGACTGCGCTCCAAAGGAACGACCATGCCACCTCATCCGCCTTGCCGGCAGCAGCGCCGAGCTTATCGTCGAGCTTTTCCTGAAACGTACTTTCATCCGATAACCACGAGGTGTTTTTCACGCCTATGCCCGTATCGAAGCGCCCCATTTCCTTTATTATCGCCACCTCAGCATATCGCTTGCATTCCTCGTAATTATTTTCGGAATAATATTTAGCGGCTTTAAGGTAATATTTACCGTCAACGTCCATCAAGCCTCTGAATATTGCCGAAGGCTGCTGCAGAACCACCGAAAGGTTGGCAAGCACGGCGCTTTTCTTAAACTTTGAGCTTAAACTGTTCAAGACACTGTCGCGCTGATCTCCGCGTATTCCGGTATTGAGGTCGGTTATGAAATTCTGCATATACTTAACTGCCTGATTACCGAATTTATTCGATATTTCGGATTTAACGGAATTTAATGATTTCCCGTTGGAATCCTTGATTTGATAATTGAATACCTTGTTTAAGGTATCAAGTGGAACGGTTATTGCATTGTAATTGCACATGCTTTCTATATGCTGCAGGGCTATGTCGGTAAATGAGCTTAACATAAGCGGATTGCTCGCGTTTTTCTGCAAAGACTTTGTAAAGCTCGCGCTTTTAAGTATGGTGTTGTCGGCTCTCGCGGGATCTTTGGCAAGAAATACATCCGATGAGACATAAGGAAAATAATTCGTTTCAAGAAACTGCCTGTAGCCATAGAGCTCCATAGTAACCTCGTTGCCCCATGCAGCGCATTGCGTAGAAAGATAATCTACCATATCCTTCATATATGCCTTTTGCTGATTGGTAAGAAGCTTCTCAACAACCTTCACATCATCAAAGCTTATCTGAACGGCACGGCTTCTCAATTTGTCCAGTATTTCATTGACCTCCGCATTCTTTTTGCCGTTCTCTTTGAGAGCGCTCTTCATAGCCTCGGTGTCTATTACAACGCCGCCCAGGCATAAATGCTTTGAGGTCTGCCCGTTGTTGCTTTGCTCTCGCTGTGCCGTTGCTAAAAGCTGTAAAGCCTGATTTACGGAAAGCGTGAGATTTCTTCCTGATTCCGTGCGGAATTCAATGGTTTTGTTTTTCCATTTTTTATATTCATATCTTTCCATTAAACTGGTGACGAAATCCTTTGAGGATTGCATATTCCTCGCCCAGCGCCCCTGCCCTTTTACAAGCATGCCGTAAATTTTCTCAAAGGTTGAGCCCATGTGCTTCATAAAATACGCCGGTGTCATATTGCCTTCAAAAAGAAAACCGCGCAATTTCTCCATGTTTTTGTTATTCCATGCCTTATTGAGAAAAACGGCATCCGTTCTTTTAAGATCCTCAACCGCAGCGTTCCCGACTTCGGCATACGCAAGCTTTTTGTTTTCCAAAAATACCTCGGCTTCGTGATTTATAGAACTGTTGAAAGCGTCAACCAAATTCCCGACTCGGATAAGTGTATAATTATCCAATTCGGTAAGCCTTTTGCCGTCGACATTTTCAACCAACTCTTCAAGTATTTCTGCAACATACGGATCATATTGAGGCGCGTCCGGGTTTTCGCCCTTACCTTTCAACTCGTTGTAATATGCGCGTATGTCCGCAAGCTCTTTGTGTACGAACGTAGGGCTGTCGTTGTCTGCAAACAGCTTGCAAAACTCTGTAGCTGCCCTTCGGTACGCCTCGGGAATATGCTTCGAGTGCGCGTTAGCCCTCAGTGCATGGTCTATTTTCCTCACCGTGCGGCGAATGTTATTGATATTGCTTTGCCTGTTTTTCTTTTCCTCCTGAACAATTCGCTCCGCCTGCACCGCTTTTTCGCGTTCCTCATCAAGCTTTTTTTGATTTTGCAAAATATTCAACGATTCTTTATCCCATTTTTTTATGTATTCAAATGCGAGGTGTTTTGAATGGGTATAGGTTGCAACCAAATATTCATCACGCGAAATTTCGCCCTTATCGTATAAATCAAGCAGCTCGTCCACCGGCAGCGCGGCAATTGAATGTTCTTCGGTATCATTTTGCGTATTTTCGGATATATTAGTATTGACAGATGTATCATTATTTGATATACTGTTATTAGATAGCTTACCAAGGGGCTTTGACCCCACCAGCGCCACTATTTTAGTGTGTGAAGGTAAGCTATCTTTGTTTATTTTACCGACATTATAAACCGTCGCGACAGTTCCGTTATTGCCGACAGATAGCCGAAGCCTGTAATATGTGCCATCGAAATCTTGAAAATATGCCGTTCTGTATGTAAAACCGTTGCTTGCAAAATCGTGTGATTTTGTATCGGCGGTTTTATTTTTAACGCCTATAGATGTTTCGGCTATTTCATCAATGTGAGCTTCGGCATTTAATTTAACCCGAAATTCATCGGCAGACATTCGAACTTTTTGACCGTTCACTTGCTTGAAATTATCTCTTGCTTTGTTCGCCGTTTCCGATTTTGTTATAGTAAGCACATCGCCGTCTATCGTGCTGATGTCAAGGCTTTTTTCACCGTCCAGCAGTTCATTAAAAAAGTTTGTAATTTGCTTACGCCACGCAGATATATTATCGCCGCTGATAACATTACGGCTCGCTTTAACATAGGTATTTCCATTTTCAAGAGCCACAATACTGTATTTCTCCGTCTGATTGTCAGAGGTTTTTTTATCCTTTGACCTCATAACCTTTTCAAGCCTGCTGTTAAGATATTCAAGGTCGTTTACAAGGCTGCCGAATTTCTCATTGCCCTTAAAGCGGTTTATCATATCGCGAATAAAATCGCGTATACGCTGAATAATGCCGGGGTTTCTTGCTTTAATGCGCTCAAGCTCTGCAATCGTCATATCAAGCCTGTCGCCCGTGCCGAGAAGATTTTCGCCCACAAAGTCCGCCAGCACCTCTGCCTCGGCATTTTGCATTGTAAAGCGGTCGCGCATTATCTTTGATAATTCGTCGGAATTTCTGTAAGCCTCAAACTCCGCTTGCGTCAGCCGCTTTATAATTTCATCTCTGCTGCCCTTGCTGTCAAAGCCGCTCTTTTCGAGCCGCTCCCGCGCCCACTGTTCAAAAAGCGAGCTGTTTTTAAACGCATAATCCTTAAAACCGTCATATCCTTTTTTAGTCTCAAGCGAGTGTGTAAATTCGTGCTTAAACACAAAGTTATACATTTCCGAGGTTTTAAGGTTCGGGTTGAGCACTATTCTGCGCTCGCTCGGTATGTATTTCCCGCGCGATACCTTTTCGTTCCACGAAACATTTAAGCCTACCGTGTTTGAAACCTTTTCAATATGGCGGTGTTGGCTGGTTTTTGCCGGCTTTCCGCTAAGCTTCGCATTGACCGTATCATAAAAATCGTACTTTTCCGCAATATCCTTTGTCTCCGGCTCATGTAGAACCTCGCTGTGGTCCTCCACTTTTGCAGTTGACTGCAAATCGGTGTTTTCAGCAGTATCGGTATTTGTTTTTTTGGCTTCGGCAATGACCGCTTCAACATTGCGCTCGGCGAAATGCTTAAGGGTTTCCTCCGTAGGATTTACGAACATTTTCTCCGATTGCATATAAAGCGCAGCTAATTCCGTATTGGAGATGTCGCGACCCGCTTTATATTCGGATTTTATTTGATTGTAAAGCTCCGAAGTATTGCCCACTACCTCCGCAAGCGATAAAACCGAACCTACACCGGAATTTTCCTTTATGAATTCGCCGGCTATATCCAAACGGGTGTTAACAAGATTGTTCCCGGCATAAGGTGCGCCCATAAGCCCGCCTGAAATTGCTCCGACAAGATATGCGCGTACCGCTTCACCGAAGGTTTCTTTGGTGTATTGATTTGATTCACCGTAAATCACATTACGCATTACCGGCTCAATGAGTGCTTGGAAGAATTCTTCCGCACCTTCTCCGTTAGCAGAGGACAGGATTGTTATTGTTTTAGCAAGAATACCGGCTACCGTTTTATTGGATACGGCTTTATCGACCGCGCCGAGCGCTGCTTTTACAAGTCTGCTTGTTTCTCTGCCGTCTATCTTGGAAGCAATACCGCCCAATAGCTTTTCGGTCGCAAATTCAAGAGCGGTATCAAAAGCGCCGTATATTATGCCGCGCATACCTTCATATCCGGAATTGATAGCCTCCGTTGTATCTCCGCCCGTTATTTGTTGCGCCATTGCGGCAAGATAAGCACCGCTCCCGCCAACCGCGCCGAAAGCGATTTGCGGCACTTGCGCACCCATGTTATTTGCGACATCGAGTAATAATCCGTATACTTTATTTTTGTCACCGGATTGTTCGCGTATTGCGCTGAAAAGCTTTTCGGAATAATTAGGCTGCAACAGCTCGTTTAAAACACCCATATTCTTTCCGGCGGCTATATTTCCGGCAACGCCCATACGCGCCATATTTGTAAGCCCGCCCTGTATTCCGGTAGCAAACGCGTCGGCTGTGTTTTTTACGGCGCCCTTAAACCCTTTTCTGCCGCTTGCAACGTCTACCGCTTTTCGGGTTTCAAGCACAGGTGTTTTTGCGTTTATATATTCGCGCGCCCTTTTGCCCTCGCCCTTGGCTATAAGATAGCGATATATTCGGCTTTCGTCTAAAGAAAGATAATTAAATATTCCCTCTTTATTCAATACGGCGCTGTCACCCTTGGAGGACTTATCCGTTTTCTTATCAACATTGTAATCGTCGGTAAATTTTTCAAAAAAGCCTTTTTTGTCTACGGTATTGCTTTTTTCTCCGGCAAGCACTGAATTAAAATCATCAGCCTGTTGTACGGCTTTTTCAAATTCTGCAAGGTATTTATAATCAAGCTCTCGCTTGAAATTTATGGCTTGCGATATGTTTTTAGGGTTTTTAACCGCGTCTACGCCGAATTTGGCGGTTGTCGCTATTTCGGGAACATTAAGCTTTTCGCCGACAGTTTGTTTTTTCTTTGCACTGTCAAGATATATTTTTTCGAGCAAATTCGGCTGTTTTTCCTTCGGTGTTATTCCTTCCGTCGGATTCACATGCGGTATGGGATTACCGCTCACATAAGCGTTAAATTGCTTTGATTTTGCAATTGCTTTACTGTTCGCAATGCCGCTCTTTAATTCTGTAGAAACGTTTTCGGCGAAAGAAGAAATTGACGGCTTTAATGTGCCTTGTTTTTTATTTGTCGCATAAAATACGTCCGATTGATTTGGTTTTGTTACCTTAGTTTGTTTATTGGTCGCATAAAAAACATCTCCCATTTCTATTCCTCCTCTTTGCCATTATTGAATATATTTAATATATCTGTTGTTTCTGCCATCCCATATCCACAGGGAGCCGTCCTTTGTTCGGTGTACGTTTTGCATATTGCCGTTTATTTCGTCACGCATTCCGCTAAAGCTTACCCACCCATAGTCCTTGCCGTCATAGAATACGCCCTTTGGCTGATAACCGTTTTCAAAAGCGTCGTACTTTCTGTAGGCAAGCGCGGTGTCACCCCTATCAGACCCACTTGCATTGTTGTCACCCGTATATGGATTAACCCCCAGCGGTACATTTACATATTTACCCGAATTGTTATCTACATATCGAATGTACGTATCTTCGCCTTGTTTTACTCTATAACTATCTACGCCGTTCTCTTTCAGCGTACCTGAATAGTTCTTTGACAGTAAACCGTTATTGGTTTTGATAATATAATTATTTTCCTTTTCGGCCTGCAGCTGTTTCTCATAAGCCTGTTGCTGTTTTTCGTACAATTTAAGACGGTAATTGTATGCGTCCTTTTGCCTTTGCGTTTGCTCCTCCAGCTCCTTAGCATATGTACTCTGCGCGGCGGAGTTCCAGCTGCTTTCATATGAGCTGCGTATCTTCTCGGCAGCGGCAAGCTTGTTCGCGTCAATGCTGCTTATGGCGTCGGCGAGCGAGGCGGCAAGGGTGTCTACCGCCTTTTGCCTGTTCACATCTATTTTATTCTTGCCGTTCGCATAAGAAAGCTGCACCGCCGTCTGCTGCGTTCTGTTAAGCCCCGAATCGGTAAGACCTAACCCCGCCATATCCTCGGCAATTTTCCGCTCGTTTATGAGCTTCTGCACGGCGTTTTCGCGGTACATATCCTCGTAGGAGTTATTCGTGTCCTGTATCTGCCGGTTGTACGTATTCTGCGTTTGCTGCCGCTGGGTATCGTACATTTTATCCGAGGCAGCTACATCAGCCTTCTGCCGTGCCGTTCCCTGTTTTTTGTAAATATCGTAAAGCTCTGTAAGTCTGCTCATTATCTCGCGCCCCCTAAAAGTCTGTAATTAAGTGATATTGCGTCAACAGACATAATACCGTTACATTCAAGCCTTACACCAAACCGCGTTACCGTGTGAGCCGACGGTCTTAACTGCCTGTTGTGAACAAATTCGGGCGAATATTCATCTTCCGCGCTTTCCGAAAGCGTTACCTCCTCGTCACCGCAGCTTCCGCTCTCGCTTACAAAGCTTACCGTCACAGGCTCACCGCCGTTGTTTCCGAAAGCTATGTTTACCAGCGGAACATTCTTTGTGTATGCAGGCGCGCCGAAGTCGAATATTTTCGTTTGCAGCGCTGAAACAATCGCGCTGCCGTCCCCATCGGTTGCTCTGCCGTCTTCAAACCGATAAACCGGGTAATCATTTGTGTAATATTCGTTGCTTTTCTCTGTTAGCATTATAAGCTCCGTGCCGTCTGTAAAGGCGCACACGGCGGTTTCAGGCAGCTCCCAATACCACCACGGTATACGTAGCTGCGCATCCTCTGCCTTGCTGTACGAAGCAACATAGGTATAGCCGTAGCTTTCATACTCCATAACATAAACGTGCTTATCCGCAAAAAGAAAATATCTGCCGTCAATATCCGCCGACATAGCGCGGTGCAGGCTTTCATTTTTCAGCCTGCGGCTTATCATATCCGATACTTTAAATATCGTCCGTTCGCTGTACTGATTTTCGTTGCAAAGCGTGTAAACATTTCCGTCTGTGCACGCCCATACAAGGCGGTTGCGGCACAGCTCTATGCTGTCGGGGCAGTCGCAGCCTATGCCGGAATGTAACAGTATTATCGGGAAATAAACGCTCGAAGCGGTGTAATCCACAACCTTTTGATTTATAAGGTCCGAGGCGGTTATGCTGCTGTTCCTTACATACTGCGTGAGGTAGGTCTCGCGCTCCTTGAAGATAACCAGCATATCCGATTGCCTGCCGAACGCCGTAACACTCTGTGAATTATTTCCGACATATGCATAGCAGTTTTCCGGGAAATAAAGCGGGTCGTTAAGCCCCGACCATATAACAAGGCTCTTTTCCTTTTCGTCGGTATTGGCGCCCAAAAATACTCTTGAGCCGCCGCTTATGCCGGCAGCGTCGCCGCCGAACCACATCTGCCGCGTCATAGCAAAAACCTTTTTAAGGTTTTCCTTTGTATTGGAACAAGGCGCAGTTATAACCATATTATCCTCTATAAAGTCTGCTTTTTTAACTTTTGCCACGGCATCATTTTTGTCGAAAAACGTTATTAAAATTTGCCCTCCGCCGATTTTTCCTGCTGACATTCTGAGACCGTCGCCGCGCAATTCGCTCTCGCTCCATTCGGCGCCCACACGTTTCATTTTATGGGTAACTACACTTCCGTCCTTCTGTGTAATTTCAACCTTAAAAGTACTTTCTATTCTGTCTATCGCACCTTCTTCTGCAACAAACGGTATGCTATACGTCATATCGTGGACGGACGATGAATTGTTCGCGTCAAGTAGTGTTTCATTAACGGTTGAAAAAATCATTTTAAAACGGTTTCCAAGTAGATTAAATCCCTCTAAATTTGTGCCCTTGTATCCTCCTTCTGCGTTCGTTGTGCAAAAACAATGTGTCATAATTATCGGCGCATAAATATCCTCGTCCGTAAGCTTCACCCAGCTGTCCCCGCCGTCTTCAAGCTTATATATTTCTCCTCCGTCCTTAAGTTCCGCAAAGCAGTAAAGCGTTTTCTTATTCTGTATCACAAAATGATTTTCAAATACTGTGCCGTATTCGGTGGAAATTGAGGGCAGCCGTTCAGAAACGGTGCTATAGCCTACTCCGTTCCAGCCGCTCCCCACCCAAAAGAACTGTATATGCGAATTAGAAGGATAAAGATTTCCGCCCGTTTCGATTAAATGATAATAATTAGTGCGCTGAGAAATAAGCGTGTACCGCTTGCCGCCCGCAACTCTTGTTGCGTTTTCGGTCTTTGGGTATTCCGGAAAAACCTGCCCCGCGTTCGGTGATTGAAATTCGTCAAATTCAAGATTTGCGTCCTGCACCGTTCCCGGGCGCGTTTTTAAAATAGAGTCCTTAAACCAAATGTTTTTGCAGTCGGTCAGCTGGTTATCATTCACTGCAGATATACCGTCACGTAAATTAAGCCCGCCTGAAAGCTCAGGTATGTTTATTGACCGTATCGGCTGTTTGTTTATACTCGGAAATTTCATTTCAGTCATCACTCCGTATTTTCAGCATTAAAAAACCGCTCTGCACTTAACTGCAAAACGGCTTTTTGAGTATAATAAAAGCGCCCCCGAAGGAACGCTTGACAAATCGTATTCTTGTTGTTATAATAAGGGTGGATAAGGCGAACCGATAGACGGTTAGCCCCAACGTTCAGTTTAAAGATTTAAACCGCACTTTTTTGGAGAGAGGGCGGTTTATTTCTTTTTTATTGCAATGATTGAATATAAAACTATAATCAAAATTATAATTATGTACTCCATCGGCAACACCCCCTTGCAGGGGCAAGACTTAACCGCCTATCCGTTATTGGCTCACCTTATCACATAGCCTATTATAACAGCCCTCGACAGATTTTGCAACATTTATCTGCCGGGGGTTCTTTTTTTATTCCGGCGTAGGCATACTGTCTTCTATGCTTTCGCTCCGTGTAAGCGCCGCTCTTTTCTGATTATAAAGCATTATATAATATTGCTGTTGGTCTCCGTCATTCTCGCTCTGTGCTAAAAACGCCGCCGCGCCATAGGGCATAACATCATTCAGTACACGCTCAGGCAAATCTATTGCGTCCTCGGGCGACAGCACGGGTGAAAATTCAGTCCGTCCGAGGGCATAGAACAAATCTGCATACACGGCGTTGATTGCCGTAAGCGCTCTTTGTCTTAAATGCGTGTTCTGCGCTATGTTTCCGCTCCCGTCAGTGTAACCGAGAAGATTTATTATCTTCTTTTCCATATCTGCCGCCGTCATATATCGCCGACCTCCTGTGTTTCGAATTCTCCGCCTTGCCCGCCTGCCTGACCGCGTATCTGCGCAAGGGTCGCCGCTCGCTGCTGCTCGGGCATATTCATAAGCGCGTTATATTGCTCGGGGTACTGCTGCCGCAATGTTACCAAAAGCTCTTCGTCGGTTATATCCCCGCCGCCCGTCTGTGCCTGCTGCGCTGTCTTTATATCTTCACGCAGCCCTGTGACATCGGGTATAAGCCCGCTTGGTATACGCTCTAAGAACTGGTCGAAGCTTATAAACCCTGCCGAAAGCAAATTGCTAAGTGTTTCAACCACTACTGCCTCGCTGTACATTGTGGCGGCGCCTACGTCTACGCGTGCTGTTATAAGCAGGCTGCGGTAGCGCTCGGCTTTGAACGGTATGTATTGCGTTCCGTTTCTGTCCTCAAGCCGCAGCTGCCTGTCTCCGTAAAGGTTAAGCCAGAAATCCGCCCAAATCCGTGCTGTATCCTCTATAAAGTCATAAAAACGGTTCATATACATCTGCATAGGCGCCGTTGCCGCCTCGCGCATTTGTATTATTGCCGCCGCGTTGTCGGGTCGCAGATTACCGAGCGCTGCGTCATTCGCTCCCGAATCCGAAAGTGTGTTGCTGCACAAATCGTTTACCACGCTCTGATACTGCGGTATAGCCGTAGGCGGTTGGATGTATTTCACCGCGTTTGCTACATCGGCGCTTTCACCGTAAACTCTTATTATCTGCCCGGGGTCGTTTGTTACCGGGTCGGTCACAACATCGCCGTTTACAAGCATTATGGGCATACCGTTAGCCATAAGTCCCCAAACGGCAGCTGTAAGCGCGCGGTTTATTGCTATCTGATTAGGAATAAGATATGTTATCTCGCTTTCACCGTAAGCGCTTGACCTGCGCCGCTCCCAGCAGAATTTTGCCATAGGGTAACACTTAAGCTTTAAATCCCACGGCTTGCGGACATATGTTTTTTCGGTTGCTCGCACCGCCATAACGTGAAACGATTTATCGTCCTTATCCCATTCCTTATAGATTTTGGTATATACCGTGACTCTGCGGCTTTCCTCGGGCTCGTTTTCGCCCATATCCCCCGAATTATATCCGTCCTCCTCTGCTTTATCCGATTTTATATCAGCGTCGGAAAGCCCGTTTTTGCGCGCTTCCCGCTTTACTTCCTCATAATCGCGGCGCTGCGCTATTATTATATACGGCTGACTTTGTATATCGTCGCTGTTCGGGTCGCCGAATACCACGTTTTCAACATCGAGCACCTCGCAGGCTATATCGCCCTTAATAGCTTTGGTGCGGCTGTTATCGGCGTACAGTCCCGTTTCAATGCTGTCGTCCCAATATGTGAAAAGTATGCCGGTGCCGGATATATATGCGTTCCTCAGCACCTGCTCCTTTTTGTTATCAAATTTAAGCCTTTCGGCGGTCACTCTGAAATAATCCGACATTGCCGCCGTTATTGCGGATATTTCGGGCGCTTCGGGTGCGCCGTTCGGAACATCCCCGCCCAGCATATCCCGCTTTACCGCCGTTATATCATCCTGCATATCTACCGTGTTCGGTATGCCGTCGGCTGAGTAATTAACGGTTATCGGCGCTGCCGCCACGACCGACATTTTGTATTCGCCTATTCGCTTTATTATGTTCCGCCTTACAAGCGGTCTTTCGTTTCCTGCCTTTGCTCCGTGCCACTGGTCGCCGATGTAAAAGCGCTCGTTGCGCTTCGTTTGGTCGAAAATACCCTTATCACCTATACTCGCTTTAAATTCGGTGCCTTTCTTGTATTCGTTTTTTATTTCTGCCGGAGCTGTTGTCGGTTTAACCGTCATTATTCTTTCACCTCAAAATCGAGCCGGGGCATATTCTGCTCCGGCTCTTAAATTACACGTAATCAGCCGCCCTGCCCGGTAGGAGTAGTGCCTGCCGTAACAATGGTTTCAATGCTGTTAAGGTTCGATTTCTTAACAAGCACATCATAGTAAAGCCTGTAGTTAAAGGCATAGGCGTCCGCGTTTATATTCTGCTCGGGCGTGAATATACGCAGAGTTTCGGTCTTCTTAACAAGGCTTGCGCCCTTCTTCGGAATAACCAGCGCTCTTGTGTAGCCTGTGTTCGCTTTAGGTGCAAAACCGCCCGTAGCTGCCGCCGAGGATGTCGCCGCCGTGCCTGCCTTGAAGTCATATTCCTCGCGCATACAATCCTCCGTTACCGGAATAAGCGCAACGCCGTTAAAGAATTTAACACGAGTATTTATTCCGCCTTTCTCAAAGTCCGAAACAACTATGTTACGGCTGAACTCGGTTGAGTTCATAAGCTGCGAATAGAATATTGGGTCACAGAAAGTAACCAGTTCCTCGTCGTAGCCTATGCGGCTCTGCACGTTGTTAATAGCGGTCGCAAGCTGACTTACGGCTTTTGTTGCGGTATATGTGGTTTTATGGCTCTTGTCGCTTGCCACCTTTGCAAGCTTTGAAAGCACATATGCGTCCATCTCGGGCGCAACCTTTGTGCGGATATATTCCTTGAGTATCTGCCCGGCAAGGTTTGCAACGCCTGTTTCGTCCATATCCTCGCGGTCAATCTGCAGCTTTCTTCCTCTGTCTTTTGTAAGGGTGTAAGAGGTGCTGCTGATTGTAGTGCCCGCAAGTGAAAATCCACCGTCACGGTCATAATCCGCAAGCCCTACGAACTCGATATCCGGTATTATTACCGTTTTAGCTCCTACAAACTTTGCCCTAAATACATTGTCCGCAAAAAAGCCGGTAACAGCCTTCTGAACAATAGCCTTATCCAGCTCGCCTGTATATCTTTTTGCGGTTTCCAAACTGTTTATTGCCATTATAATTTAACTCCTTTTTTTATGAGCCGCTGAAACCGCGCAAAAAGGCTGAAACAACGCTGTCCTCAGTCTCTGCCGGCGGAGTTGCCGCCTGTCCCGTGCTCGCCTTTGCTGCTGCCTTTTCCGCCTGCTCTGCTGCGGCTGCTTTTTTATTTTCTTTGTGCGTATAACGCAAATAAGCGCTCAATAAATCGCGCCCTTTTGCCGCTTCCGCTTTTACTTCTTTCGGAAGTGCGGAAAACTCGGCTATTTCGGGGAACTCGGCTTTTAATTCCGCAAATTCCTCGGCAAGTCTTTTTTCAAGACTTATCTGTTTTTCTTTTTCGGCGTTTTCCTCCGCCGATTTACGGTCGGATAATACTTTCTCGTATTTTTCCTTTTGCTCGTTGCGGTAAACCTTCATAAGCTCCTCAATAACCGGGTTATCAGCTCCCAAGGTTTCGGCAAGCTCCTTGCGGTGGTTATCTTCATCCCCCGCAAGCAGACCGTCCACAAGCTCAGGTATAGAACAGCCGCGCTGCGCTGCTATGTAATCAAGCTTGTTGTAAAGCGGTTTTACGGTGTCATTGTAGAAAATGCCCTGTTCGGCAAAGTCTACCGCTTCGTCACGGCTTAATGACCGTGTTGCCTTATTGTATTTAACATCAAGGCTGAACTCGGGCTCTGCTGCGCCTTCGTTATCGCTCGGCTCGGCTTCTGATATGGCTGTCTCTGCCGTGCCCTCCTGTGTAGCGTCAGCGGTTGTCTCGGCATTTTCTGCCATTTCTTCCGTTGCAGTAACGCTCTGCTCCTCCGTTGATATGGCTGTCTCGGGATTTACAATTTCATTTTCCATTTGTTAGATCTCCTTTCCCTCGCGGGATGTTATATATCAATCACGGTCTGTCCGTGCCGATATCTGGTTGCTCGTCGCCGTCATAGGTCAACATATTGCGCCATTCGGCGCGCGCTTTTTCTGCCATTCGCTGCTGCAGTTCGGTTGCTTCGGGGCGCTCTCTCGCCCTCGGCTTATATTCAAGCTTCTTTGAAATAATCGCACCGACAATGCACGATAAAATGCACGTCAGCGCCCACAGAATAACAAGTATTAAAATTTCAATCATTTTTTGCCCTCCCTTCGATTAATAATTTCGTATTAAATATCAGCTCCAGCCGCCGCGCATGTCCTCCGCTCCAACATTCAGCCTTTTTGTTTCAAGCTCCGCAGCGGTAGGTCTTGCCCTCGGCGCTTTCGGGTCTGTAGGTTTAAAGAATCGCACATCGTAAAAGCCGTATCTGAACGCGTCCATTAGGTGGTTGTTTGTATCTATCGGCATTTTGTGCCCGTTAAACAGGTGCTTCTCGTCATAAATATAAGCCGAAAGCTCGGCGGCGGTATTCTTGCAGCGCGGGTCAACCGTTATTTTGTAGTCGTTTATCCGGTCAATGCCGTTTAATATGCTGTCCCGTCCCTTTTCACTTGGCAATATTCTTGATATACCTAAGCGCCTTAAATCGTCGTTAGATTTAGGCTCTGCGCAGTCGGCGCGTATCCGCTCCTTTGAATAACCCTTGCGTTTTATTTCTGCCGCAATATCGCTGTTCAACATTCCGGTAGAGTAAAATTCGTCGTAGATATACACAAGCCTGTCAACCGGATTTGCTTTAAAGGCTATAAAGGCTGTCGGGTCGTTCGTATAACCGTAATCGAGCCCGAAAAAGCTCCGCCATTTCCATTTGTCGCTATCCGGTATATTCGGTATTCCTATGCGCCAGTTATCAAACACAAGCCCCTCCGCTATGCCCCAGTTTCCAAGCCCCGCAACGTCGTATTTTCGCGGGTTCTCCTGCTTCATTCTCTCAAATACCGAGCGGTCGGTTTCGTCAAGCCATTCGTTTACAAGGTAATTCGTTGAGTATGTCGATACATTTTCGTCCGGCTTATCGAAAAAACGCTTTTTCAACCAGTGCTCCGCGCTCCAAGGATTGAAGGTCAGCGTAGTTTGCTTGAAAAGTGTATCGGGTATAGCGCCTCTCGGCACCGACATATCCAATTTGTCAAAATCGTTCTCATCCGCTATTTCAAAAGCTTCCTCAATCCATACCCAGCACAGAAAACCGGTTGATACGGTAGTAGAGGCAAGCTTTAAAACATCATCAAAGCCTCGAAACAGTATTTTCTGACCCGTAGGTATGTAGGTCATTTCCATAGGTGATACATTGTTTCGCCACAAATGCGAGACCCCGAGCTTTGCCTGCGCCCATTTAAGCTGTGCAAATGTGCTGTCTCTGTGCGTATTCATAACCTGTCGCACCACAAGCAAATTACTGTACGGATATTTCATAATGCGGTAAATTAAGTTAAGCGCCGTCGTGGTGGATTTTTTAGAGCCTTTGCCGCCCTTTAATACACGGTATCGGCTTTTGTCGTGCCAAAAGTCGCCGTAGCCAGCTCCCACGGTTTCACTAAGATTTTTCTTTTCCGCTGGCATTGTTATCGTCCTTTAAATCATCCACAAAGGTTATTGCGAGTTTTAATTTATCCGTATCATCCGCACCAAGTCCCAGCATTGCCCGCAAAAATTCAAGTGCCTTCATAGCACCCTTGCTGTCAAAAACATACTCCCCCGTTTCCACCATCTCGTGGCTGTCATAATCCCATTTCATAACCGGCTCTGCCTGCATACAGCGATTGTAAACATCTATGGCTTTAAGCACCGCCCAGTTATCGTCTATGTTCAGCTCCTCGCGTGCGCGTTTTTGTATCGCGCGTATGTACGCAAGGCACTCCTCTTTTTTCATCAGCCTTGTCGCCGCGTTCCGCGCGCTGTTTTCGGCGTACCCTGCCGCAATCGCTGCGGCTTCTTTTTTACCAAGCCTTAAATATTCCTCGCAGAATTTCCGCTCCCGCGGTTTTAAATCTATGTTTGTCTCATTCTCCATTTGTCTCCTCTCCGTTCGGGTATAATAAAAGCGCCTCAAAGAGACGTTTTGCTTTTCGCCATATTTTACAATACCAGTATAACAGCTTAAATCGTGCCAAATGTGCCAAATTTTTATTTAAGAGCTTTTTATATACCTGTACGCAATATGTTTTACCGAATATTCAGTTGCACTCATCCCCACACTCGCCGCCACCTGATTCCACGAAAGCCCGTTCACAAAACGGTAGGTGAGTATCTGCCGCGTCAGGCTGTCGGGACAGGAGGATATGTAATCGTTCAAGCGTATAAGCTCTATGCGACACTGCTCAAGGCGGTTTGTAAGCTTTGCTTTGTAATAATCCAGCTCCGCCACTGCCCGCCCTATTTTATCCCCGGGACCCGCGCCGTGCGGCATACCCGTTATTTTTGCCGAGGTGTCGGTAGCTTTGTCTTCTAACTCGGATATTTTATTTTTTAAATCTTCTATTTCTCGGTTGAGGTAGTAAAGTTGCGAAAGCTCCTTAAGCGTCATACTGGTATTGCTCCTTTCAGTGCTTTAAAAATTCTTTGCGGGATATACGCCCGCTGTCTATTGCATAGGTCATCTGCCCGTAAGAGTAGCAGGTGCCGTGCTTCTCGTTGTACCTATCCAATGCCCGGCAAAACTCCCCGAGCGGAATATCATACGTCGGTGTGGCTTTCTTTGTTTTCTTTTTAGGCGGCGCGTTATTTTCTCTCATTTCGGTTTCCTTTCCCATTTCCATAAACCGAGCACGGCCATAGCAAAATTAAACGCATACAAAAGTGCCTGCGCATAGCTGCCGTGTACGGTGTTGTATATGCACCAAAAAGCATTGGTGCATAGCCATATGTAAAAACACCACCGCTTTTGCAGACTGTTCGCAACCGTGCCGGTTATGGAAAGAATTGTGATTATGTACGGTAAATATTTCAATTTAAAAACTCCTTTTATTCTGCATTACGCATTCCGAATTCTGCATTAAAGCTTATAACGCGTCCATCCAATCATCTCCCTCAATCTTCCAGTCGGGCAGCAGTCCGTCGCTGTCGGCTTTATACATCACAACCGAGACATACCAATGCCCGTTGTATTTATTAAACCGTGAAAAGCACCGTAAAAACCTATAGCCTTTATATCTGCGTTCCCAGTAGTCTTTATCGTCTACACGCTGCTTCGCCATAAGCTCAACCGTGCGCGGCGAAATGTGTCCGTCCTTTGTGCGGGTCTCCGGCTGTGTGAGGTTTTGCGAGTGACGGAAACGCTTGCGCCCCTGCGGGTCTTTGGATATATACCTCGCGGCAGCTTCGGGTCCGAATACCTCGGGGCGAAATCTCTGTGCATTAACTCTTATACCCTTGCCCCACATAGCCTCGACCGTATCGCGGTCTAAACCGCCCGTCATAAACAAATGCACATGGTAATTCTTCTGACCTTTAAGCGCTCCTGTTTTGTAGGTGACTTCTTCGATTGTGTAATAATATTTAAACGGCGCTTTAAGCTTTCTTAAAAGCGCACGGTATTTTTTGTTTTGCGGGTCTGTCTTTAAAAGCTTTTCTATTCGTTTCAACTCTGCGGCTCTTTTGGTTTTAATTCTGCGCTTGTAGTTATTTATATCCCGTGACGCACCGTCAAGCGACAGCGGAGCGAATTTCTGCTCGTATGTGTAGGTGAGTAATAAATCACCGTTATCAAAATTCGCATTTATAAGGCGGACGGCTTGCTTTATCGCCATATTGTTGTTGTATTTTTTCTGTGCTTCGCTTGAAGGCTTTGTGCCGCGCGGACGAACGGGCATTCTACTGCCGTTTTCCCACACCGGGTAAAAATCCGCCTCAAGCAGCCTGCCCGATATTGTCTTCTTTTCCCGTTCCATTACACTAAGCCGTCCTTTCGCACCGCGTTTTCGTAATAGCTCTCGGTTTCAAAAGCCGAATTGTAAAGTGCCGTGCGGAAATATGACTTTCGGTATTTGATTTCGTATTTCACTTCACGGAATTTTCCCATGCAAAATTTGAGGTGATCGGAGTTGAGCCGGGAGTACACCTCGCTCACCGTTTCGGCAGTGAGCTTTTCGCCGTTTATTTTTACAGACGAAAGAGGATAAAGCGAATATATTTCCGCAATTATCATAATCAGCTCGTAAGCGAAGTCGCGGTCGCAGCGGTCAAACTCCTGCAAATCGATTTGAGCCATTGCGGTATTCAAGGCTTCCTTAAACCCGACTTTGACATGACCCTGACTTTTTTCACACACTTCGGAATTTTTATTATTCATTTCGGAAAACTCCTTTATCATCCGCTCCCGCGGTTTATTTTTGGTCGACTTGTTAATATAGCATACAAGGACGAAATAGGGCTTCTCCGCCCGTTTCAAAAATACTTGATTTCCCGCTCCCGAAGTGGTATTATATATATGTAAGGTTCGGGGCGTAAAAATCGCTCTGCTGTCCCTCTCGGTTGCCGCTGAGAGGGACTTTCTTTTTTAAGGTATATTATATATATGTATATAGAGTTGCAGTTGACTGCAAAATCAGATTTTCGGCAGGTCGGTTGTTTTTATGGGTTCTTTCAGTCTTATTTTATCGAGACCCGCCGCAGTCACGCTGTGCCCGCGTTTATCTTTAAGTATTGCAACTGTGGTATTTATCTTGTATTTCGGTAAATGGCTGTGAATACTTAATATGCGTTCGTACTCAATATCTCCGAGCAGCGGGACGTTTAAAATAACGGGGCGTTTCAGTCGCTGCGCGGTTAAGGCTTGGTTAATGTCCATTATTCTATTTCCCGCTTCTGTTTAAGAGCAACGCGGCGCTCAATGGATATCTTACCGGACGAGGTGGCTTTTATATCCACAACGCCGCCTGAGGCTACACCGAGAGATATTTTATATATCTTCTGCTCGCTCATAAGGTCGACGGCATTTTCAAGTATCGGCAGTATGTTTTCGTCGCACGCGGCTATGTTGTGGTTTTCATCCGGCGCGCAGCACACCGCTTTAAGCTCAAGCTTTGCTTTTTCGGCTTGCAGCTTTCTTTTTTGGTATTGCTGTGCCTCATAACATTTGCAATCCATAGTGCCGAGCTCGGAAAGCTCCTTTTCGGTTGTTTTGTCCGGGTATTCGTTTGCGGATATCTGCCCGCAGAATTTACAAAATGCGTTTTTCATATTTTTATGTCTCCTTTAAGACTAAGATATTTGACTATAAGCTCCTGCGCCTTTTCCCATCCGTAGCATACCGCAACCGCGTAGCCCTGCCACGCCAGCGCGTCAAGCCATTTGTTCTGTTCTTCGGAAGTCTTGTTTTTACCGTATTTCATTTCTATGTATAAGCCGTGGTATCTTCCGCGCGTAACCGGCAGGCACAGGTCCGGCACGCCCGCCTTTACACCCTGACGTTTAAGGTTTGCAGCTTCAAGCCTGTTTCTACTTCCGCCGTTCGGTATGTGATAGAGCAGGTCAAGCTCGGGATATTTGCCGCGCATAAGCCGCGCCCAATCGAAAAGCGCCTCCTGCTCGTTTGCTTCGTGCGGTATAGGCTTACGCCGCGCCGCTCCCGAAGAGGTTTGTGTTGTTTTGTTCGGCATATTACTTTCCCCTCCCTCTTTGTTTAAAGAAATTATCCCTCGTCCGTTCTATGTCCTGATTTACCTGTGAGTTTTTATGCTGTTCGGCTAAGAGCCTGTCTCGCTCCGATTTATATTCGCGGTATCTTTTACATTCCCCGTGGCAGCCGATATGTCGGTCGGAGCAGTTATTGCAGGGTGGGGTCACGGTTCCTCGCCTACCGTTTCTTTAAGAATTTTCACTATTTCTTCAACATCCACTACGGCCTTTATATCAAACCCGTTTGCGTAAGCAATCAGACGGCTGCTTTTTATCAGCTTTTGCGAGAAATTTTTGCATGCTTCGGCTTTGACTTGCTCAACGGTTTTGAAGTTTGAACAAGGCGATTGTACGCAGTATTCCATCACTTCGCCGTCATACTCATAAACACATTTCGGGCATTCTTTCAACCTTTCAATCTCCGCCTTTTGGCGGTTGATAAGGTCAAGAACCAATTCGGTAAGAAGAATTTCTTCACACCAATCGAACACTTCGCAACTTACACAATCCTCTGCGTTTATATGGCACTCTAATGCCTTTATAATTTCCTCATCCGTAAATTTCTTATCGGTCATATACTCACACCTCATATTTGATTAAGCTCTTCGTGTTTTTCATCTAAATATTGCTCTATGGTGGCAATAATACGCTTTTGCAGTGTCGGCGAAATATCGCATTCGCGACAATCGCAACCGTTGTACATCTTAACTTTTTCACCGCGCCTTATAAGTTTCGTAGGAAATCTGCCAGTGGTTTTTCGGTATTTTACGCCGCAGGCAAACAAAAAGCTTTTCAAGTTATCAATTTCTTTTTTTATTTCCCTGTACTGTTCATATTGTTTTTCGGTCATTTTTCTACCTCCACAATAATACTTACTGCCGTCTTGAGACAAATTCGATAAACTCTGCAAGCGAAGAATAAAGTGTTTCGCAAAACTCCATTTTTCGGCGTTCCCTACAAGAACCGCCTATCGCACACTTGTTACAATTTTTTTGTAAACACTCAACTATGTGCGGCAAATAATCAAGCAATTTTGAATTAGCGTAGCCTGACTTGTTAAGTAGCTTGCAGTGCCTGCAACTCACAGCTTCCCGCATATCAACGGAATTTGGGATATCCGATATGCTTTCGTCGAATTTCGATTTTTTCGCTTCCGAATTAAGCCATCGCCTTGTGCCCTCTAAACAACATATTTCGTCACTTTCCAAGCAATCATTAAATGTGTAAGAGCAACATAAACAGTTGTCCTCTAAAAACTCCGCCATTTCCTCAACGCTCATTGCCTTTATACGCTCATGGTTTGTCATACTTATCTCTCCATTTCTGCTCGCAAGCTTTCTTTGATGTAATAGTCAACGCCGATTTTTTTGCAAATCGCCTCGGCATTTCTCCCGAATTCCGCCCAATTTATATCCGACTTGTGGTAGTTCAGTTTTCCGATTTTTACCTTATCTGTGTGTGGTGCTATGTCCTTTATCATTCCGAGTACATTTTCGGCGTTCAGCACAGGCTCGAATGATACCCAAGTCCGTATGCCTTTTTCGTGTGCCTTTATGAGATTGGTGTATCTGAAAAGAGGTGCGTTATCAAAATGTCCTGTCCGAGTTGTCGCTCCGTCGAGGGTTATGCCGTACCAATCGTTCTCATCGAGCAAATCGAAATCCCTGCTCCCGTCGCCTTTGGTGAGTATCTGCACATTGTTTCCGCTTTCCTTAATGGCTTTGATTATCTCTCGTGTGGGTGTTGTATCGTAACCGGTCGGATAAGGGTCGCATGCAAAGCAGAGGTGAATAAGTTTCCCGGTTATCTTATCTTTTTCAAGCTGTTGCTTCGTTGCCTCTACTATGCCCGACCTCGGTTGTACATTCGTGTGAAATTCCTCGCGGGATTTATGTAAGACATTTGGTGCGAAACAGTAAAAACAGCGGTGCGGGCAGCCTGTGTAGATATTCAATGCATAGTCGCCGTATTCTTTTGCTTTGCCTTTCGGCACATATATTGGTTTCATATTCAATCCCTCCCGTTAGCGCTCAGTATTGCGCATACGCCGTAGCCGACTATCGCGCCGATTATTAGTCCTATCGTAAAATTTATCATATAAACCTCTTCCTTAATTCCGCATTACGCATTCCGAATTCTGAATTATTTTCCGATTTCGTCAAGCCGTTTTTTCATAATATCCAATGCGCCGTAACAGGCGTTTTTAAACTTTGCGGCAGTTTCGGGGTTTTCTTCAAACTGCTTTTTAAGGCTTTCAGTTATCTTTTTGAAGTCCCCGTCGAGCGCGTCGAAATAAAATTTAAATTTGACCGTTTCTGCCGAGGATGAGACTGCAAGCTGCTTTTCAAGCTGCTTTGCCCGTTCTAAAGCTTTGGCTTTTTCGCTGTCTATATCGGCGAGCTTCTGTTCGTATTCGGAAAAAGTCTTTTCGGCGTCGGCTTTTGCTTTTTCGGCAGCTTCGGCAAGCTCCTTTTTATGCTTTTCTTTAAGCTCTTTTTTGGCGGCTCTTAATTCCTTATCAGCTGCTTTTTTGGCGCTTTCGGCAGCTTTGTCCTTTATTTTCTGCATTTCGGCGGGGTCGGGCTCGGCAACGGCTACGGGTACGGGCTTGTTTCTCTCGGCTTCAAGCTCTTTTTCAAGCTCGGCTATACGCTTTTCGGCTTTTTCGGCGTCCTGTATAGCTTCGTCGCGCTCTTCCTTGGCGGCGTCGCGCTCGTCAGCAAGCATATCCAACTGTTCGCCTTTGGCGTCGTTATCCTTAACAAGCTGTCTTACCTGCTCGACAGTCATACCGGCGAGATTGTTGTTCTCAACAAATTCCTCACGGTCTACGCTCGGCAGCTGCGCTATAAGAGCCAGCTTTGTTATGCCGAGGTTTGCATTTGACTGCAAAAACCGCTCCCCGAGTTCCTCGTAAGGCTTTATATATGTATATGCCTGCCTTTCGTGGATGCCAAGCTCGGCTACGGTATAATCTTCAAAATTTTCGTAGCCCATTTCGATATACAGCTTCGTGTCTCTCATTTCCTTTAAAAGCTTTGCCGATTCCATAAGGCTCGCATATGCCGCATTGGCGCAGGCTAATATCCTGCTGTTAAGCTCGTAAGCTTTGTCTTTATTTGTTTTTGTTATTTCGTTCATATATATTTGCTCCTTTAAGCTGTTTTGGTTGTAGTTTTCGGTGCTGAAATCGGTTCGCCCGATTTTGTTCTTTTGCTGCCGCCTTGCACCCAAGCAAGCCACATATCAAAAAAGGCTTTTGCCTCGGGCGTGAGCGGCGTCCGGTTATTGTAACCCTGCACCTGCGTTAAGGCTTTGTCATGCATTTCAATTGTGTAAAGCGATTTATTCGGCTCCGCAGTTAACCGTAAAAACAAAATTGCGAGCGTTCCCTCCATATGTCTGCCGGCGTACCCGCCCACGCAATGCTCCATCGCCTTGCCCTCGTCCACAATTTCTTTAATTGTGTGAGGAATAATAATCGAATATGTGCCGTCGGCAAAGCTGTATTGCTTTTCGTATTTTTTAAGGTATTTTTCAGCGGCGATTTCCTTTTTTCTGTTCTCCGCCGCTCTCTTTTCTTCGAGCATAACGCGTTCGGCTACTGCCGCGTTATCGTGCGCTTCCTTAAGATTTTTCGGAAAAGCCACATTGTGAACTTTTAAATCGTAGCCGAGAGCATCCGCCATTTGCAGGTAATCCGTGTATTCGGAGCAATCTTCATTTTTAAGCACATATTTAAAAGCTTCATCAAGCGAAATACCGGCTTTTTTCACCTCGCCCGCAAAGCGTTTGATATTATACTCGTTTCCGAAGCAGTCAAGACATTTTTTTGCTTTTGCAAAGTCAAGCCGTTCTTCACCGAAGCGAATGCTGTGCGCCGCACGCAAAAGTCCGAGCGTGCAGCCGTTTTCTTTAAAGGCGTTGTATTCCTGCTTGCTCATTTTAAAAAAATCGGTTATATTCTTTGCTTTCCAATTCGTATAAGGAAAAGATTTTTTGCCCCGGTTTATAAGCTCCCGCACAACATCACAATGTCCTAATTTTTGCAGCATTTCAAGCTGCGGGTACATTGCGAAGTATGAAAGATATGTCAGCATCGGACCGTTATATACATAGCCGGAAAAATACTGCGCGTCGTAGGATATGAAGCTGTCAAGCTGATTGTATTTCAAAAAAGTGTTTTCTAACCTGTTAAGCCCGAAAATCGTATACCCCTCGTCTGTGCCGTAAAACATTGTCGCGCTCGGGAATGGTTCACCGATAGTCTTCGCGCTGTAAAAACAGTTGCCATATCCGGCTTTAAATCTTATCGCTTCGCCCGGGGTCAGAAGATAACGGCTTTTTTCTATGAGCTCTGTTTTCGGAGTGGGACTGTATACATAATCCTTTTCGGCAAAATAGCACCTTGCTTCTACACGGTCGTGATTTACCGCATGAATTACAACAACCTTTTCTCTGCACCATAGGTTTTTACGCTGCTTTGATTTGCCGAGATTTTTAACGGTCGTAACAGCGCCGCAAAGCGGGCAGCATCTTAAATCGCCGTGACCGACATGCATAAATTCTCTGTCCTCATAACTGATTGTGCGTGCAAGGTGTGATTTTATAAAGCGCTGCCGACAGTGTGAGCACTGAAATTCGCGGTCGCCGTTCGGCAGAGTATCATAAAATAGATAATGCGGAAAAAGGTTGTTTATCAGCTCTTTTTCTCTTTCGGTGAGCTTTTCAAATTCGGGTGATTTCATATGCATACACCCGCCTTACAAAAGATCCATAAGCGAAATGCTTACGGGTTCTTTTTCCTTGCCTTTAACAGAAGCACATAGATCTATTGTCATTTTAAATTCAATATCCGCACCGGGAAAATAAAACTGCACCGCCCGGCGGTAGGCTTCCAAATCGCTTATGCTGTTGCCGCAATCCTTTGCAACGGCGGTCATACATTCCTTAAAGCTTTGTTTGCTTTCAATTATCGCCTGTGCAAATTCGCTCTTTTGTTTGCAAAAGCTTACAAGGGCGGATTTTACCGCCGACATCATTGCCTTTTCTTTGTCACCGGTTATGCCGGCTGATTCCTTGTTCAGCTTTTCTTCAACATTATGTATAAGTAAATCGTTCATATCGTTATGCTCCCTCTCTTATATCAAAATCAAACATAGTCAGCTGTTCGTTTGTTTCTTCGTATTGCTTAAGGTAGCCCACGCCGTCGCGGAAATAATCGGGGTTGAGCTCTATGCCGTAACCCTTTCGCCCAAGCTTAATTGCCGTGAGCGGCACCGTCATAAGCCCGCCGAACGGGTCAAGCACAAGCTCACCGGGGTTTGAGTATCGGTTTATAATCCGCTCTACTATATCTATCTGCAAGGGGCAAACGTGTAAGACCTGCTGCCGGTGCGATTGTGTTGTGTTAAGGGTCTTCATTCGGTTTATATCATCCCACACCTTATCCGACCAGGAAGCGGGCGGCATAAGCGCAAAGGTTGCCGGCAGTCTGCCGTCCTTATCGAGCTGCTTTGCCTGCTCAACGTGTTCTTCGTAATCGTATACGTGAGAAACAGAAAATTTCTTGTAAGCCTTTTGCAACTGAGAAATGGAAAGATTTTTAATTTCATCCTTACTTAAAAATCTGTTGCCGCTCGAACGGTAAAAAGCGTTAGCGTCGAGCTGCCACTGTGCCCGGGTATATTCTTCCTTTGATTTGCTCACAGGGTTGTCCGCATATGCTTTGGTGGTATCTGTCGGCAGCTTTCTGAAAAGCAAAACATACTCGGGGCAGCCTACTCCCATCTTCGAGCCGTCCTTGCACTGTTCAGACCACCCAAGGCGGTATGTTTGATTGTTTTCCCTTACAACGTCGGTTAAAACCACTATGCGCCCCATATACCTGAAGCCGTGCTTCATAAAGTGCATTACCGTCATATCCGAAAATGGGTCGAGCGTCGGCATACCGTCGCCGGTTGCATTGCCGAACAGTATTCTGTCCTTAACGTGTATCGCCGCTATGCGCCCCGGCTTTAATATTCTTAAAAGCTCCGGCGTTAAAAAGTCCATTTGTTCAAAAAATCGGTCATTGTTATCGTTATGACCGAAATCGTTATATGACGGCGTGTATTCGTAATGATTTGAAAACGGTATTGAGGTATGTATTAAATCAACCGAATCAGCCGGCATATTTTTCGTTTCTTCACAGCAGTCGTTTAATACCGCCGTGAAATTCTTTCCTTTAACTTCCGTGCGTCTCACTCCTATGCTCCGCTCCATTTGAGCGATTATTTGTCTGTTGCCGAGACCGTATTCCTTAACGATAGCCTGCATTTTTGCGGCTTGGTGCTTGTAACGCTCCCACTTTGCAAGCAGTTCATCGAGTACCGATTGTTCGCTTTCGGTGTAAATAATATCTATTACAACCTCATTTGTTTGCAAAAATCGATATATGCGGTGCACCGCCTGAATAAAATCGTTGAATTTGTAATCTATGCCGCAGAATATAGCCCTGTGGCAGTAGCGCTGAAAATTGCACCCGCTGCCGGATATTTCTTTCTTCGTCGCAAAAAGACGTATTTTACCCTCGGAAAAGTCTATTGTGCGCTGCTCACGCAAATCTAAGTCCTGCGAACCGTATATTTCCACAGCCTCGGGCATTTGGTGCTTTATCTCGTGGCGTTCAGCCTCAAGGTCGTGCCAAAGTATGAAATTATCTTCGGGGTGCGCGTCCACTATTTCCTTTGCTTTTGCAATGCGCTCCTGTATACTTTCCCGCTTTTCTCTTGCGGCTTCGGTCAAGCCCTCGGCAGCATCATTTATTAGCTTTACCTGTCCCGTTTTGCGGTCAACCGTTAGCTCGGCAGGTGCGGGCAGCTTGTGGTAATTTATCTTCATAGGCGGCAGGTCATAGCCTGTGGCATCGTAGCCTAAATCTGCCGGAGAGGATAAAAATAACGCCCAAGATGATACCCATAGCCAAAATTCATTTTCTTTGTGAGGGTAGAGCGTTAAATTATTCGCCTTTGTGCTGTCACGCTTGAAAAAACGGGTCAACCCCTGCCCGGTGTCCATTACTTCAAGATATCCTGCATAATGGATTATTTCTTTATATTTGTTCGGGTCGGGCGTTGCGGTTGCAACAAGCTTGTATTTTATACCTTTAAATTTAGGCAAAAACGTTTGGTATGTCTTACTGCCGAATGACCTTAAAACCGAAGCTTCATCAAGACAAACGGCGTTAAAGCTTTTCGGGTCTATATTGCCGTCGCGCACTCTTTCATAATTGGTGAGAAGTATATCGCTTTCAGCATTCGCCGCTTCTTCCATATTGCGTATGTACTCCGGCTTTTTCATTCCGAGCAGCTCCACAGCGTCGCGCGTAAATTCCTGTTTAACGCCAAGCGGCAAAACAATTAAAGCCCGTCCGCCCTCGTGATTTATAACCTGACGGCAAAATTCAAGCTCCTGCACCGTCTTGCCGAGACCGAAAGACTCAAACAGTGCGCGCCTGCCGCCTTTGAGCGCCCATATTACCGCGTCGCGCTGGTGCGGCTTTAACGCGGGGTGTATATCCTCTTTTGATACTTCAAAGCCGCTGTCAGGTGCTACGCAAACCTTTGAATTTAAAAACTCCGTATATGTCATTTTTTCAACCTCACAGGCATCAGCATTTGCTGCATATTTCCGGAATTAACAATAATAGCGCCCTTCTCGCCCGAGCAATCCATGATCACACTGTCGCCCGCGGCCCTCAGTGCATCGGCGAGAAAAGAAGTTTTAACGCCTACTGTAAACGGGTCACCATCAAGCTTACATTCCACCTCATCGCTATATGTGCCGGTACCGAAATTGTAGGAAAGCACAATGCTTTCGGAAACATCCAGCCGCAGCGGATAATCCGAGCTTTGGTTCGGCAGTGCTGTAACTCTGGCTAAAGCAGATTTCAACTGTGTTGTTTTAAGCGCGATATGCTGCGCAACACCGTTCAAACTCTTTTGAATTTGCCCTTTCACGTTCGGGTATTCGTCCGCGCATAAATTGACCTTGCATACCGAATCCGCGCCTACAAATTCAAGGGTTTTCGTGTTATATCTCAACTCGAGGTTTTCGCCGGATAGCACAGCCATAGCGGTTTTTATATCGTTCTTAAAAATATTGAACGTTCCCTTGCCGGTTGCCGAAACGTCTTTTTCAATTGTTGCGGCACGGTAGCCGTCACAGGCGGTTATAGTCAGCTTTTTGTTGCTTATCTCAATATTAAGGCATTGCAGCGCCGGTTTAACCGAACGTTCGGCACAGGCGTATAATACCGACTTTACCGCCGTGAAAAACTCATCTGTATTTATGGTTGTAGAAGATGCGTCAGCGCCCAGGCGTTCAATCTGCGGGTATTCTGCCGGGTCTGCGCAAACAAAGCTTGCTTTTGCACGCCCGCACTTTATTGTCAGCTTGTTGTCCTCTGCAATAGCGGTTACGGTGGGGTCGCTGCACTTTTCCAAAAACGACGCCACAGCCGCGCCCGGTATGCAGGCGGCGTTCGGGTTTTCTATTGCGGCGGGCACCGAGGTAAAAACTGCTGTTGAAAGGTTGTAGCCCAATATTTCGACCGTGCCTTTTTTGGGGGTTATATATACATTCCCGAGAATTGCCATTTGCTTTGGCGAGGTTGCCTTGCTCGCAAGAACGAGCGCCTCAATTAAAGCGTCTCTGTTTGTGGTAAAAATCATTCTGCTATATCCTCCTTCACGTGCCTTGCTGGGTCGGTGGTGTTACGTTTCATATCCTGCTCAAATGCCGCGCGGTATGTTTCACGTCGGGCTGTTTTTGCCGTAGTTATTGCTTCGTCTATTGCGCGGCGAAATTCGTTTTTCTCTTGCAGCAGCTTGCAGTTTTCCCAGCGCAGCTCTTTGCACTCTTTGTTTGTTTCATAAAGAAAGGCAAGCTCTGCAAAAATTATCATTATTAAAGCTGCCGCAAGAAATACCAGCAGCTTTGTCGTTGTTTCGTCTAAATACATATTTTATTTCTCCTCCGTGACACTTACCAATTTCCAATTGCCCGACTGGTAAATTGTTTTTGATTGGCAATCCTTGAATGTAGCATTTTTAGTAAGAACCAATGTATCTTTTTTATTCCAACCGTACCCACTGCCGATAATTACTGCCGTTCCTTTTACGGTCTTGACCGTTGCATTGCCGTAGATATTCTTGACCGTTGCACTGCCGTAGATATGCTTGACCGTTGCACTGCCGCAGATATACTCGACCGTTGCACTGCCGTAGATATGCTTGACCGTTGCACTGCCGTAGATATGCTCGACCGTTGCACTGCCGCAGATATACTTGACCGTTGCACTGCCGTAGATATGCTTGACCGTTGCATTGCCGTAGATATTCTCGACCGTTGCACTGCCGTAGATATTCTCGACCGTTGCACTGCCGCAGATATACTCGACCGTTGCACTGCCGCAGATATACTCGACCGTTGCACTGCCGTAGATATGCTCGACCGTTGCACTGCCGCAGATATACTTGACCGTTGCATTGTTGCAAATCTGAACATCTTTACAATCTTTAATATAATGATTTCTTCCTGTGACAATCTTTAAACCATCAACACCGATATGAATATGGTCTTTCGCCCATTCCTTGACCGCTTCCACAACCTGCGGTTTATATATATCTTCGTCATACCATTCAGGCATAATGTCTTGGTCTACACTCAATTTCCAAGTATCAATATCCGAAAACACATCGCCGTCAGTAGGTGAAAGCTCCACTCTTATAAAAGTTTTACTTGCATTGAGGTAATCGTCCTTAATACCAAGTTCCTCTAACATTTCGGTATGACTGTCATATTCGGGTACAAACACCCTGTTTTTTAATATAATTCCCGATTTTAACTGGCACAT